GAGTTGCTTCCGGCGTTCCAGTTGCATCGGGTCAGGGGTGTAGTCACCCTGCAGTTGAGCGGCGATGAAGCCGTAGCGGTCGGTGATGGCTTGGGTGAGTGCTGCTGTCTGCTGCGGGGTGATCGCGGTTACCGACTTCTTAAGCATCTGGCCTCTCGCATACCGCTCGATATCCGCTGCAGCCTTTTCGAACTCCGCCATCATTTGCTCGTAGATGCGACGAGCGAACGGGTCGGCCGGCACCTTGGGGGTGAGGTCCACCGAGGACCGGCGAAGAGCCTTTGACAACTCTTCGCTGATCCCTTCGGCCTCCGCCAGTCCCCGCAGGGCTTTAGTCATTTCCTCTGGGGTGAGGTTGTGCTCACAGGTGAGGTCCATTATTTGAAACTTTCTCTGTTTTTAACTACATCGGACAACAGCCTCTGGGAATATTTGCGCTGGAAGTGTTCTTTGATGGCTGGACCGATATATTTTTTGATCGTGTCTGGGTGGTGCCCCTTCTCGACGTCCTTCGGCCGTCCTACGTGTTGCGACGTGAAGTTCTGGACCTCGTCATGCAGGTGCCGGCCGTACCGGCTGTCGAGGTAGTTGCGTGCGTCTTCTGCCCCGACACCGCCGTACTTCATGACATGCTTGGCTGCTTCTGCGAAGTGAGTGTCGGCACCAGCCCCTTGTTCCTGATATTGCACATGGCCCTCATGGGCGGTGTACGCTTCCCCGTGGTAGCCATACCCTTCATTGTTGGTCGGCAGCGGCTTTTCGGTCTTCTTGGGCTTTTTCGGCGAAGCGCTCTTTGCCCCGTGTTCGTATGCTGCGTTCAGCGCTTGGTTAATATCGTTGACGTGATGTTCCTTGAAGTCCTCTCGGTCGCTGTTGTGGACAACGAAGTCGCGGCCCAGGTGCTTTTTTGCGATATCCTGCATCTCCATCTGAGTTCTGTCGGTCAGCTTACCACCGCCTGCAGCGTGTGCCGCCATGAGTGCATCCTTGAGACCCCACGGGGTATGTTCTTTGAAGTCGTGGCGGTCGCTCTTGCGTTCTTCAAGGGTTGGCATATGTAGGTGCTTTTGGGCAATCTCGGTCAGCTTCTTCTGCCTGCTGTCCTCGTGCTCCTTCACCTGGACCGTGGCGCCGCTGGCCGTGGTACGGGTGTAGCCCTTGACGTGGGATTTCTGCAGTTGCTCGGTGATGATGCTGCCNNCAGTTGCTCGGTGATGATGCTGCCGCCGGGTTCGATACCTTCTGTGGCTTTTTCTGCCAGTTTGATTGCTTTTTTCAGATCGTTGCTCATGGGTTATCGCTCCTTTATGGCATCACGTAGATTTTGCTATGGCCTTTTTTTGCTGCCCACTCCTTGGCGTGCTTCTTGGCCTCACCGTAGGTCATGCTCGGGGTACTGATCCAGTCTTCGCCCTGTTTGTGAACTCCGAAGTCTATGTCTGGGCGCTTGCTGAACATCCATCCGCCCCGTCCTTTTGGCTCCTTGCGGTGGCTGCGGTAGTGGCTGCTGGTGTCTACGTCTACTTTGATGGGCTTGGCAGGTGCTGCTGCAGGCTTGTCCGGGGAGGCCACCTGTTTTGCCTGCTGCTGTGAGACCCATATTGAGTGTGATCGTGCCCCGTGTTCTTCTGCCATCTTCCGCATGTGCGCTGCGTTCCTCTCGAAATTTCTGGCAGCGTGTTGGTTGTTTCCTCGCACCTTGTTTGCGGCTTGTTCGTGCAGGTTGGCGGAGTGTACTAGGGCAGCCTCGGCTTGATCGTGGAACTTTTGCACCGCTTCGGATTCGTCCTTGTCGCTATATGCATTTTCCTTGTCTACGTCCCATGCGTCGGCACTGGTGGTGCTGGCGTGGGTGTAGGAGTCTGTTACATCGCTTGGTAGTCCTGATGTTGGCTTGGCTGTTGGTTTTTCCGACTCAACCATGTCCTTCATCTGGCTGGCGACCGCTGCGGCATGCTTCGGGTGCGGGTTGGCTTTGAGCTGCCCGAGCATGGTTCTGATCGTGTCGTGGTGCTTTTCCATCATCGGGTTTTGCAGGAGGTCGTTGCCTACTTTGTGGACTCCGTCGAGCAGCTGCTGTTTAGCTGGCGACTGTCTGCTGTCGGCTTCCTTTTTGTGATATGCAGCCGACTCCTCGTGGTACTGCCGATACACCGGGTCTGTGGCTCGTGCCGCCGCCTCGGTGTGTGCCGAACTCGCCCATGTGTGGCCGTATGCATCCTGTGCCGTTTGGGTTGCGTGGTTCGCCGACATGGTTCTGTCGATCTCCTCTTGCCGAAGACCTTGAGTCCTGCCGTGGTGTGCCAGCCTCTGGTCGAACGTAGTCCCGTCTTGCGGGGTTTTCAGGTCAGCAAGCTGATCGGCTACACTCGCTTGGGCCGGTTCTCCCTTGATGTGGGAGACATACCGTGCGTAGCTGTATCCCTGCGGGTCCACCAGATACCTGTGGCCGTTATGGTTCAGGATGAATGAGTTGTGTCCGTGTTCTTCCTGAATCTTCTGGAATTCTGGGCTGAATTCGCTTCCGCCTGGCGTCAGTTGGCCTTGCTCCCGTTTCGAACTGTTGCCATAGACGTCGGTGGTCTTGTATTCCCGCGCCTCGTTGCCTGCTACTGCGCTGGCTGGTAGCGCGTATTTGCCGTGGGTGTCCTTGAAGCTATCAGCTTTGCCGTACATATTGTTGCTGTGCTTGTCTGCCACCCGCTGCAGCATCTTGGCGGCTGTATGTGAATCAGTGGCACCGGATGGCTTGTTGTACCGCTCCTGCGGATTTTTCAGCGGTGCGTCGTCTCCGGGTTGCGGGTCGTAAGATACGTCTGCTTCTTCTGCCGCCACATCGCTATGCTTTACCCGCAGTGCCGTGCCTGATACCCGCGACGGTGCTTTCAGCTCGACGTGCTCGCCGTTGCGCTTTGCTGTCCAGTCAATACCCTGTTCATCCTTGAAGCGGGTCGAGTCGCCGTCTTGCAGTTTGCCGATTGCCTCTTGGTGCTCCGGGTGGAGTACGGCTCGTATACCCTTGCCTTCTACCTTTGTCAGCCTGCCCCAAGGGTAGTGTTCGTGGATGGCGTTGGCGTTTGGCTTTACTTCCTTTGCCGCTGGCTTGTCTGCTGCAATCTGATTTTCGATCTCTTCAGCCTTGTCTTTGTGGTGTCTTGCCATGCCCTCTTTTTCGTGTTGAAGCCGTAGCGAGTACCGTGCTGATGTCGGATTAGGGTGGTTTGTGCCCTTTTCGTGCTCTTTCGCTTCCAACTCATATCTTGCTGCTGCTGCACGATGTTTGTCTGCTTCTGCTTGCAGCGGGTGTACCGTCGGTGCCCCCTTTGCAGCGATATTGCTTACCGTGCCGCTGGCGTTGGTGCGGGTGTAGGCGACGTGGTGGTCGTGGGCGTGCGGGTTGCTCACAGTGAAGTCGAACGCCATCTGCGACTTGCGGATCATCTCCAGGCTGGTCTCGGCGGCCTCTTCGATCGCCTTCTGCAGTTCGTCTAGTTTCGTCATGGTGTGGTTCCTCCTGTATTGGGTAAAGCCTTGTGCGTAGAATGATTGTTAGTCAGAGGCGATGCTTGCTTTGCGTCTTGCCCATCCCTCCGACATTCTTGCTTTATCTTCATCGGATCGCTTTCTCCCAGAAAGCGTAGCTGATATTTTTGCCCTTACTGCCGCTGGTCTAGCTTTTCCTTTTCTTATCTCTGACAGCTTGGCCCTAGTCTCAGCCGAAGCCTTCCGTCCCAATTGTGCTGCAGAAATCCTATCCCTCATTTCCTGTGTGCGTACTTTCCCCGTGTTTGCCTTAGACAGCTTGTGGCAGTGTTCTGGTGTCCTGATTTTGCCTTTATTTGCTGCTGATTGTTTGGCTCGTGTTTCGTCAGATGGCTGTCTGCCTCTTGATGCTTCTGATATCTTGGCTCGAGTTTCTTCTGATGCTTTTCGTCCTTTTACTGCAGCTGAGATCTTCGCCCGTGTTTCGCCTGATGCTACTTTACCTGTCCTTGCTGCAGCAATTTTGGCTTTGGTTTCCACAGACATATTTTTTGCAATTTCTGATATTTTTGCCCTTGTTTCTTCTGCTATAATTATATTTGTGCGTCCTCCAGAGTTTAGGTTGTATCCTCTTGGAGACATACTATTGAAAAACTTAATCCAAAAAATTTCCTTATCATTAAGACTTTCCACGTCCTCCGAGGCATCAATAATTGAAATTCGGAAGTTTTCTATTCCATGTTTCCTTATAGCTCTACCAAATGCCTGTTTTGATCTGTTGTGCTCGATAATTCTTTTGCGTATAGGCTTTATGGTTTGACCAATATAAACCTTTCCATTTACTAAATTCGTTGCCTTATATATGATTCCCTGCATGTTTACCTCCTGCCCAACTAAGCCAAAGAGACAGAATGATCAATCAGCTTATTTGTATTTTGAGGTATTTTGTTTCTTGTTTTTGTTTCGATTTCTTCAACGACTTATAATATTGGTCTGAATCGTCCTGTTGATCCTGTTCTTCGCCTTGGTAGTCTTCTCCTTGCTGCTGTTCGGCCTGTGTGAAAGTGTTTAAATAGTTTGTGCAGGCCACATCTGACGGCCAGTTCCAAGGGTTTGTGTCGTGCTGTTTTCTCTTAGGATCATTCTCTCCTAGTTCGTTGTACTCTTCGGGGCTAAGATAAAATCCGATGGGGGAGCGCCCCTCTTCAGTTCGGGCCTCGTTTTTGGTCAGCCATTTGCTTACCCGGCTGGTCCGGATATCTACGGACTGCTTCTCGTCTTCCGGTTTTAGCCCGACCAGTATCAGTTTGAGGTCATCGTAGCGCGGCTTGACGATCGCATCGGTCAGCCATTCACACATATCGGTAAGCGACGGGATAAGTCCATGCTCTTTCGAAAACTCGATTTCGCCGGCTGTATTGACGCTGCCGAGGCCGTTCTGTCCGCTGGTGCCGGCGTACATGGACAGGTTGAGAGTTGACGGGTGGGCACCGTAGGCCGCGGCCTTAAGGTTGATGGCAAGCTCAATCATCTGGTCGAACAGCATGTCCTTCGGGGTCTCCCGCAGTTTCACGCTGTCAATCTTGAAGTTTTCGGCATCGCCGGCTGGGATGACCGGCAGCCGCCAGTTGTTGCCGACGCCGCCTGCCTCGGATAGTATCTGCTGTTTGAACGCTGCCAGGCCGTCTGCGTCGAAGTCGCCGGCCACGGTCAGAATCTGCTCGGGGTAGTTGGTCTTGAACATCTCCCGGTTGTAGGTCCAGGCCATGAGTAGGGTTGTCGTGATATCCAGCGACAGTTCCAGCCGGCTCTCTCCGTACCCGTACCGGTTGAGTTGGTCGCTCGGGTTGCTGACATGCACACTGATTTCGTCGTCGGTGAATGCCGCTGTCACCATGCCGTCGATCATCTGCACATAGCTCGACCGTGCGATATCAAAGCCGGTGGCGTAGGACATCTTGCTGATCGTGTCCCGGGTGATCTTGCCGCCTGCCTCGTTTTTGTTGGCCCAGGCCCGTACAGATTCGTCCACGTTCTTGATGGTCTCGCCTGGCAGCCAGTGGAACGCAGCATATCCTTGTCCGTCCCGCCGCTTGTAACGAAGCAGCACCTTGCGGTCGATAATCAGTTCCGCCCGGGTCAGGATGCCGACGAGGTCTTTTAGCCTGGTGTGCGGCCGGACGTTGTGTGGGTACAGGTAGAGGTATTCGGTGGGGGTGGGGTCGCCAAGCAGGGCTTCCATCTCCCTGCAGCGTTCTTTGTCTTGATCGGTTACGGTATAGTCCGGGTCGTCGTTGCGTTCATGGACCACCTTGAATCCGACCTCTTTATTTTTTCCTTCGTTGGCCTTCTGCCAGATACGTTTCTGTTGGTCGATGCGTGCCCTGATCAGGATGGCGTCGACGAATGACTTCTTGGCTGCTTCGTACAGGATGGGGAACTGCGGGGTGCCCATCGGCTTCTCCCTGGCGCCGTATGCCACCATGTTCTGCGCCAGGGCAAACTTTGAGAAGAACGCAGCCTTATTGTCCTCCACCCGCATTTTCTTCGCTTCGGATTTTATCAGGTCTTCTGCTGAATGTTTCGGGACGACGAGACCAGACGGCATCCGCACGGTTTCGTCGTCGAACAGGCCGGCCAGCGATAGTTTGTCGTGCATCGGTATCCCCTTGTTGTGTAGCGTATGTCAAGAGGTTAACCGATCGTGTGGCGCATATCAAACAGTTTGCCCATAGAAGACTATGGGAATCTTGCGGCCGCAGGCGTGATGATATTCCTGAGTTGCGCCTTTGCTTTCCTTCCACCCGGGGCACATGACAATCACGTCGCACTTGTCGAGCCAGGCGAGGCATACCCGCATCCAGTCTGAGTGCTGCAGCATCTCGAACATGCTGTCACGCTCCCAATGCGAGGTGATCTTGTGGGGGATGATTGGGGCGTAGCCTTTCAGTAACATCTGCTTGCCGATATCCTCGGCTATGTCGATGTTCTGTTGGACCTCTTCTTTTGTTGCCCCGGTGTATTTGCCTGCGATGTACGCGAGTTTCATGGCTGTCTCCTACAGTTTGGTGGCCCAGGCCGGTGCCTGCTGGTTCTCGACCCGCTCCCATTGTTCATCTTTCGATCTGACATGCACCGACGTTCGCAGCGTCCGTCCCTTGTCCGGGTCGGTCAGCCAGAACGCCTGGGACGGCTCCGAGTAGGCAAAGTTCGATAGCATAGCGTATTCGTCGTATCCCTTCATGCTGTTGCTGACGATAATGCCGTGGGTGTCTATCTCCTGGTGCCAGTGCCCCATGACCATGTAGTCGTATGGCCGGTTCGTGGCGTCGCTGCGTTTGCGTTTCCTGGCGTCGCCGAGCAGGAGAGGGGACAGGGCGCCGGATATCCCGCTGCCTCCCCTGAATTGGTCTCCGTGGGTTATGCAGTATCGGACGTTGTAGATATTGTAGTGGGCGTCGGCCGTCTCCGGTATCTTGAAGGTGATTCGTTCGTCGTCCTTGAAGTGCCTGGCTATCAGTGAATAGATCAGATAGTCGAAGTTGTCTTTGACTCGGCCCTTGGCTCTGGGCTTCTTTGTCTGCCGGCCGTGGTTCCCTACGACGCACGGGCAGAATACTTGGCCGTAATGCTTGGCGGCATGATCGATGCCGGACGCGATCTCTTCCGACCAGAACAGGCAGGTGTCGAGGATTGCGGCCGCGTTGCTCTGAGCCAGTTCGTCGTGGATATTCCCGCTCACAATATCGCCGAGCATCGGCATTACCAGCCCTTCCATGCGGATGCCGCTGAAAAAGTCCCGGCCCAGCTTTACGGTATTGCCAAAAAATTCACGCAGCCTGACTTGTGCGATCTGCCGGTTGTATGCGTTCACGCCACCGAGTTCGTTCGGGTTCACCACCTCGTCGAAATGGGTATCTGCGATCGTGGCAGTCGCTATGGCCCGGTATGTTTTGCTGCTGCCTTGTTTTTCCAGCCAGGGGGGTGGGGTGAGTTGCGCTTCGGAGAGGTCTTTTAGGATGTCGGCCGCTGCACTCAGCTCCTGCAGTCGGTCTTCTTTGTCTTTGAGTTGTCCCTTGAAATGCCTGTTTTCGATTTCCAGCCGCGCCAGGTAGGATGTATCGGATACTCCTGGCGTGTCTGGTGTTACCTCCCTGTTTTGCGCTGCCTCCATTCTTTTGCAGTTGATAAACAACCGTGCCGTGGTGGGATTCACACCAGCCATGACCGCAAGTTTCGTGCGGCCGATGGTTGGATTGGCAGCGAATATCTCTTCCATTCGCTGCTGCTTTTCGCTTTTCGCCATTGTGTCCTCGCAAACGCTTGATATACGCTACGCTTTAGACACTGTATGCCGTGGCAGATGTTGTTTCAAGCAGTTTGCCTGGTTGCCTCATTCAACCAGTCGAAGTACCTGGCGTATGGGCAACCTTCTGCCGCCAGGAGATAGTGGTCTTCGTATGCACATCCTTGGCCTTTGTGTTGGCATGCTATTGGCATTTTATTCCTCGGCTTATGTCGTTTTTTGTGGCTTTTATCGGATTAGACGACAATCTGTCGCCTAATTCTCGTTAGGCCCTCTTATCTGTAATAAATGCCCTAGAAAATCCGTTACATCCTTTTATGCGCCTGTAGCTGTATGGTATCCAGTTGTGGCGCACAAACATATCCATAGCTTCGCCCTTACCGTTAAGTCCGGTGACACAACATTCACGGTTTGGGTGACAGAACCAACGCATCCAACCTACAGTGTAAAGCCAACCTCGCACATAAGCTAGAGATGCAAACCAGTAGTAAGTTATCTGCTTCATATCTTGTCTCCTTGCCTAACAGCTCAATCCAGCGGACGGTTGCACCGCCGCTGATCTCATGTCACGTTAGGTAGCAGGCGCAGCACCGCCTGCCTTACAAAATTAAATCCTTGTGTATCCACTTTCAAATGCTTCGGCGGGGGAAAACGAGGTGTAGCCATCCTCGTACACAACGTAATATCCGCCCACTTCAGGCTTAAATCGGTCAAACCACTCGTCTGTCATAAACTTACTTCCACCTACTTCACCAAAGACCATAGTCCTTGAACCTGTTCCGTCACTTTCATGGTCTTCAATTTCAGTAATCTTCGCGGCTCTTACAACCTTGTAGCTTTGGTATTTAGGCAGTTCCATTGTATCCATGTTTCACCTCAGTTGGTTTGCTACCTAACGTCTCAATCAACTCGGGCGTGCTTACTGTGTGCTGAACAGGTCGCGTGTCCTCTGTTGCCGGTTAGGTCTATATATACGCATCGGGCGCACGCCGGTTATCTCGTTGCTCGTTAGGGGCTTTTCTTTGGCATCGGCAGTGGTGGTATCCACTTATGTATAGGCGCCATTTGCAGTGCTGCCCCATCTAGTATGTCTTGGTGATTCTTGCTTCCAAGTGTGTAGTAGTCGCTTATCCTCGCCTTATCGCAGTTTGGGCAAGGGTAGTTGTATCGGCTTTGCTCAATTTCCAGCTTTGTCTTTGCATAGTTGCACTGGGGGCAGCACCTTATCTTTTCTTCCTGCTGCGCCCCTAACGCGCAATCAAGTGGGACTGGCTTACTGTGCGCTGAATTTTGCTCACTCATGGTCTTGCTCCTTATGCCGTTCCTGACAATCTCAACGCAATCATCGGCCGTATTGGCATCGGATAAAATAGCCGCCATTGCGACAAATTGATCAGAAACGGCTCTGCTATCGCCGGGTTCAAATCGGATTAACCGCAGCAATGCGAGTTCTAGGGCCATTTTGTATTTTTCTTCGTTGCTCATATTAACCTTTCAGCGACGGGCTTCGGTACGCCAGCCGCTTATCTTCGGTCGTTAGGCACTCCTGCGCCACCTGCTTGCGGATTGCATCTCTGATTTGCGGCAATGCCAAGTCAGTTAGCGTGGTAGCTTCTGCGCATATATTGTGTTCAAGCCTCTCCACCTCATCCAGCAGAATGTCGATGGCATGAGCGCAACCCAGACCGTAGGTATCCTCAAAACGCTTGTGTTTACGCCACTCCTTAATCTCTTCGATGGTCATTTCGCTAGCTCCTCTAGCAAAGCGTCTGCTTGTTTAACGGCATCTCTAGCTATCATCAAAACATCTGCGTGAACGCTGGTAGTGGGTGAGGCCATCAGTCCCTGCATAGCAGCCACAGCAGCAGTGAATCGGCGCTCTTCTTGGTTGACCTGACTTATCTGCGCTTGCATGACATCGCTGTATCCGTCGTAGTTCATTCCCCCGCCTCCTTACTGATCGCAGCGGCAATCATAGACCCTACTACTCTAGGGTCAATCTTGGTATTTGGTTCTGCTGCAAACAAATCCATTCCAGTAGACCATGCCTTTACAGCGCACCGCTCCCTCTCGGCTTGTACGCCAGCGGTGTAGGCGGCTTGCATCCCGCTAACTTCGTGTATATCAGTGGATGCATACCTGTTTAAATACCACTTCTCAAACGCTTCGCTCATTTCTCCACCTCCTGTTTATGGCTTCACTGATAACAAGGCTTGGGTTTAGAATGATTTGTACGCTACGACCATGTCGTATAGCTGCTCTGGGGTCTTGGCGTAGAGTTTCTTTTTGCCTAACTGCATGAACGGTCCTTTGCCTTTTACTTCCCGCTCTCTACTGCAGTCGTACAGCCACCAGCTTACAAACTCATGGCCTCTGGGCACATCAGCTTCCAGGCTGGCGTCCAGTAGCGTTACCATCGCGTCTTCCAGCGGGTCTGCCATGATCTCGATACCAAGTGCTTCAAGGTGTTTGTCGCTTGCGTGCCGGTGGCGTTCCCGTTCCAGTATAGCGTTGAGTGCTGCGACGAACGGTTCTTTGGCGATCATACGCCGGCCCCCTGACTTTCCCGCTCTTTATGCTTGCTGGCGGCCACCTGGAGGTAGTGGGCGGCCTTCTTGAAGTCCATGTCCTGTTGTCCGGGCCGGACGTTTTTGCCGTAGCGGTTCAGGTATTTCTGGACTTGCTTGATGCAGTCTTCCACGGTCCACTCTTCGAGTTGGTCGTCTGGCTTGTCGCCGTATTGCGGCACCGTGTAGTTGTTAATGTGCTCGAATACTTCCCCTGCGAAGTCCTGCCATTCTTTCCCTCGGTTGGTCATTTCCATTACCGATTATCTCCTTCGCCACCGATCATGCCGCGCTGCTGACGGCTGCTCAGTTTCTCGATGTTGGTGATTGCGATCGCTTCCAGGCTGGTGCCAAGCTCGTCGGCCAGTGCTGACAGATACCAGAGCACATCGCCGCATTCTTTTATCAGCGCATCCCGGTCCTGGTCGTTGATGATGCCGCCCTTGTCTCGGAATATCTTTTTCACCTTGTCGGATATCTCTCCGGCCTCTCCGGTAATGCCGAGGGCAGGGTAGGTGATGCCGTGGCCAATTACTGGGTACTGCGCCGTCTTGCGTGCTTCTCGCTGGTAGTCGTTGAATGTCACTTCGTTTCTCCCTCCGGCATGATCGTCACAAGGACGTCTGATATCTGGTCGCATTTCTCGCAGCGGACCTTGGCGGCCACCCGCAGCTTGCCTGGTTCCACCCCGACCTCCTTGTGGGCCAGGTTGAAGGTGATTGCCTTGTCGCAGTGGGGACACCCCGTGTATATGGTCATGGTCTATCCTTTCCGGTAGTCGATGCCGTTGGATTTGCTGCATTTCAGTTTGTGGTAGTATTGCCTGCCGTTGGCCTCGATGAAGATCTCCGTTTTGCACTCAGGGCACATCTCCCACCGGCGCTCCGGGCGCTTGCTAAAGTCCGGCACTTGGACTTCCTTTGGCGGGGTAGGTGGAGCGGCCTTTGGCTCCGGTGTTGCAGGCACTTCTTTTGTCGGTCGTTTTGCCATCGTCGGTCCTCTGTTTGATTTGCGCTACGTCCTGGGCAACCGTGGGAACCGGTTGCGGTGCATCTGTTCCATCTGTTCGTCTGCGTTCCGGCCAGCGACCAGCATTGCCAGTATGCCCATACCGAGTATGCCTCCGAGGAATATACCTGCTGCGAATGCGATCCAGGTTGAATTCATGGTTCGCCTCCGGTCTCCGTCAGTTCTACGGTGGGGATGTCTCGCCAGGTGAAGCCACCCATTTTGCCGTCCGTCCATTGGTATGCCCCCTGCAGCACCACTTCTCCGTTCGGTTTTTTGGCAAGCCTGTATGCGGCTGGAGTAGATGATTCCATTCTGCATGGTGTCAATATGCCGGTGAATGTCGGAGTCCCGTAGGCAGTGAGCACTTTCTCCCTCTTGTCGCTATCGCTCATTTCTTCACCCTCTTGTCGTACATCATACCCTTGAGCGCTGCGATGGTGCGGCGGACGAGCCGGTCGCGGTCCTTCTTGCCCCTGGTGGATGTCTTTGGTGTAGCGATGCCGACGATCTTTGTGATCGCCGACACCGCCTCTTCGTGGTTATTTGGTTCCATCTGCCGAATCCTGTTGTTGCGGTTTTTGTCGTATTTGGTCCGTGCATGTATAGCACTTTTTGCGTGATATGCGCTACAACTATTTTCGATATACGCTACGGATAGGCGTAGTCATCCAATCGTTACACTCCTGTGTATTCGTAGATGTGGAACACAAGGCTGCAGTTCATCGGCCCCATATGCACGGTGCCAATATATTCCCGGCTAATACCCATCCCTTGCCGGATTATTTGGCCGGTGGCGAACACCTGGAACATCCTGGGTTCAATTTGTGCTGACGGGTCCACCTCTGCCCAGATGAACACCTTGTCTTGTTGGCTGGCTGTCGTGAGAACTTTAGCCCCAGCCGGCAGATCAATGCGTGTATCGCCTGGATGCAGTTCGTATTTGTAGATGGTCGTGTGTAGCATGTTATATCCCTTCTGGCAGCGGCGGCAGCGGCTGCCAGTGTGTCACGGTTCCTGTTACCGCCCAATGCACCTCTTCGTATTCGTTGGTCTCGTACCAGCCCTCTTCGACGTACCATTTGTCTGTCTCTTCGTCGTAGATGCCGCCTTCTTCGTCAAGTGATTGTTCCAGTGTCTTGGCCGGCGCCCATTGTGCCCGGATGCGTCTGGTCTTGCCATATTCGTTTGGGGCCACCAGTGCGATTACCGGTACGCCTGGGGCGGGCATGCCTTCGGTGATCGATGTCCAGGCTGTGTCTGGTTCAGGGTCGATGAATTCCACGTTGTACTTGGCGCAGTGCCGGATGAATTTGTCTTTGCCGTCGTAGGCCGGCCCGACGTAGCAGATCCCTCTGCAGGATATCTGGATTGTCTTCTCGTCACCATCGATGCAGATAGTTGACGCGATGTCTCGGCATACATGGCCGTCTCGGAAGTCAAAGTCAACGATGCACACCACCGATATTTCCTGTGCCAGCTGCCACAGCCGTTCATAGTTGCGACTGGTCTTGTAGTGATTGTGATGCGATAGGTTTATGACTTTGGCGTGCATGCTACCTCCTTCTTGCATAGGTACATCAGCCGACGGAGTGCTGTCGCAGCCCTAGTAGCTGATTGCTGATATGTTACCCATAGCGGCTGACTTCCTTGGCAGACTCCGCACCAGTCTGGGTCGTTTGGGACCATATAGTGGTAGCAGGCCATGCCCTTTTGTTGGTCTTTTTGTGTGCACTCACCATTGTTTTCCCGGAACTTTTTAAGCGCCTGCTTTGCCGCGTCCCTGGCTGTACGAGCCTGATACAGTTCTATTGCTGCGTCGTGAATGCTCATGTCGCTTCCAGCTCCTTGATATCGAACACGATGCCGATGCAGTAGACATCGCCGTCTTTCATGATCTTGAACGTGGCGTGCGGGATGTCGGTTTTGTACTGCCAGGATATGCCGTCCTTGCCCCAGATCGCTTCGATCTGTTTGGCGTTGCGCTTACGGTTAAAGTACGCTTGGAATTCTTCTTCTGTATCCATATTGTCTTTGGCTGTTTCCCACGAGTCCAGCGGTCCTTGTTTGTCGACCAGAACCGTGCCTCCGTTGTAGCATCCAAACTCGTCGTAGATTGCCCCGTCTAACTCCATGAGATCGTCGCTGGCACCGCAGACCACTACCAGCCCTTGCTGTTTGAGGAAGTGCTTTTCTCCCTTGTCCAGAACGAACAGATATTCTCGGCCATCCAGTTGCTCTGCCATCGCTTGCGGTGTCATATGTTCACTCCCTTCTTTTTGTCCTGCTCCACCTTCTTGTAGAAGTAGTCGGTGAATGAGGCGTCACCTACCGGATACCTCCTGACGCTGCCGTCCTCCCAGACGGTGATCATTTCCTTGGTGTCGTTGTCCCATATCCAGCAGCCTTCGACCATGCTGCCTTTACTGTTGGTGGCGTATGCATAGCTCCAGTTGCGTGTTTCTTCGCCTTTGATATGGCAATCATAGTCGGTGAACCGGATTGTTCCTCCTGCGTTGTTGCCGATGTAGGCCAACACTCCTCCGGCTTGTGCTGATGCCGCAAGGGCCGGGGTTAATGCTGCTGCTGCGATGATGCGTTTCATAGTTTCCTCCTTTGGGTTATGCCGGCAGGAATGTCATGCCGGGGACCATGCCGGTCCTTGGTCGTAGTTCCATGAATCCCCGCTTGCCGTCGGCGTAGTCAGGGCAGTTGTGGATTATCTGTTCGTAGCTGTAGCCTGGCGGCCCGACCACGAAGCTGCCGTCTGTTCTCTGGATTGCCAGCGGTCGCTCTGCTGGCTCGGGGAAGAGTGTCAGTTGCATTACCGATCTCCTATTTGGTCCCGCTGGCCGGCGATGTAGTTCAGTCGGTCCACGAGGTCTGTCCGTTTGAATTTTAGGTGTAGGTTGCCGTTCTGGTAGCTCTTGAATGCGAAGAAGTCTGTTTCTCCTGTCCCGTCTGGTGCTGTCTGGATCGCATCGATCAGTGGCCCGTTGTACCCCTTGATCGGTCCGCGGCCGTCCAGCATGTGGAACACGTTGTCGAGTGCTATCAGTTCCTTCTGATGGCTGTATCTGACCCTGAATTTACCGTTACCGCCCCATCCGCTACGTTCGACCATGTAGGCCAGTACCACCTTTGGTCCCACCTTCCACTTGTCGTTGGTCTTGTACGTGCCGTTACAGGGTCGCAGCCAGTCGAATACTTCGTATGCTGCCTCGGCAGCGTAGTCGGTGGCCTTTTCCATACCGTCTTGAATCAGCGCCAGTATGTTCTCAGGTGTGATATCCGGCAGGTCTTTGCCGTCGCTAAGTTGCTTGTCCAGTTCGGACCGTC